TAAAACTTTCTTTGCTCCTTACACATATAAAATGTGGGGAAAGACTATAGAAGAACTTGATCCGAATATAATTAAAAGAGTTCCTATAAGAGATGATGACAATGAGTATTACTTTCCAAATGATGCTTATCAAGGAATGCCAATACTTGGCTACACAGAACTTTTTAATCAAATCGTTAATCACGATAGAATTGTAGTACACTTAGGCGTAACATTTTCAAAAGAGATGGAAAATGCTGGTTATGAGCATATATTCAATGCTATGCCGATTGATGAATATTTTAATTATAAACATGGTGAACTACCATATAGATCAATAAAGTTTAATCATGTCGACTTACCAGCACCATATATACTTCCTACAACAACAGTAAATTTTACACATGACGGTCCTTGTACAAGAGTTACAGAATGGAAACATATTCCTTTTCATGGAGATAATTCAAACTGGACATCACTAACATATGAAACACCTTGTGACTATAGAGATAATAATATGGAAAGATACTATCCAGTAAAAGATATTGAAGGAATAAATCGAAAGACATATGAAGAATATAAAAAGATGGTTGGACCAAACATGACATTTATTGGAAGATGTGGAATGTATGCGTACCTAGACATGCATCAAGCTATTAATTCAGCTTTACAAACAGCAACAAAGTATTTGGAGGAAAAATGAAAGTAATTGTTACAGGATCAGAAGGATTCATTGGAAAACATTTGTGTGAAAGATTAGAAAAAGAAGGTCATACTGTACTAGGACTAGATAGAAACAGTGGCCAAGAAGCTCTATACTTTGAAGTCGGTGACGCTGAGTTTGTAATTCATTTGGCGGCATGGGCAGATGTAAGAGCTTCAATAAATGATCCAAAGGGATATTGGGAAAATAACGTTGTAACAACTACTATAATTCAAAAAGCATGTGCAGCCAATAATGTTCCTCTTCTATATGCTTCTTCATCTTGTATTCATGACTGGCACTTATCACCTTACGGTATGAGTAAGAAAGTAAACGAAGAAACTGCAAGAGAAAATCAATGTGGTTTAAGATTCACTACAGTTTTTGGTGAAGGTGCAAGAGACACAATGTTAATAGGTCGTTTAGTAAATAACACTGCTAAGTATGCAACTAATCATATTAGAGATTTCGTGCATGTTGATGATGTAGTAGATGTGATGTTATTATTGATGAGTAAAGATCCAAGCGAATGGGATCCTGCTTATGATGTTGGAACTGGACAAGGATATGAAGTATCTTACTTAGCAAATCAAATATGTGGATATGACTTACCGGTACAACAAGGCGATGAATGCGAAGCACAGAACAATACAGCGAATATAAATCGATTAAACGTCGCTGGTTGGCCGGGAGCTAAAATTGATGTAACTACATATCTAAAAGAAAAACTTGGAAAATGAGTCACGCATCAATCATTCCTCTCATAGGAGGAGAAACCATAGCAATGCAAAATGTATTTGGAGAGAAACCTCAGTACATTTTATCTTACACGGATTTTGAAGCAAATGATAGCCAACTTCTTGACTACTATAATCGGACTGTTCCTTATATTAAGCTTGATATGGGTGGTAGTGCTCCTCGCAGTGTGGATGTTGTCAATACTGTTTGCCCTTGTGCTGGGCTTTCTTCGCTTTCTTTTACCAGTGGTAGCGATAATCCTACTAATGATTGGATGCTTCGTGCTGCTCGATACGTGCTCGAGAATGTTCAACCCCGAGTCTTCTGGGGTGAAAACGCACCTAGACTCGCAAGTAAGATGGGAGAACCTATCGTAAAAGAAATGCGTAAGATGGCCAAAGAGTTTGGTTATTCTGTGAGTCTTTATAAAACTAAATCAATACTACATGGGTTGAGTCAAGTAAGAGATAGAGCTTTCTATTTCTTTTGGAAGGGAAATGAAGTGCCAGTATTTGAATATTACGATAGACCACATGAAAAGATAGAAGATACAATAAGAGGAGCGGCAACGAACGAACCAGATCCAATGACTGATCTTATGACAAACAATTCAACTCCTTCAGACAATCCTTTTTATAAGTATGTATTAGAGGAAATGGAAGGTGGTATAACTCATACAGAGTTCTTTAATAAGATTGAAAGATCAGCAAATCCTTTACACTGGATAGAAGATCATGGTAGTAACTATTATGAACTATCTGAATGGTGTGATAAGAATGGATATGAGAGCCAAGCAAAGAAAACAAAAAGAATGGCAGATAAAGTCAAAGCAGGTGGTAACGTTATGAGAAGAACTATAGAGATCGGAAAAGATCGCATTGGTGCTTTTGTTGCACATCTACCAAATCATTTGACTCATCCTGATGCCGATAGATTTTTAAATGTACGAGAATGTTTAGAGATAATGAAGATGCCAAAAGACTTTCAACTACAAGGTGGTCTTAAGAACTTAAATCATATATGTCAAAACGTTCCAGTAACAACTGCTATGGATATGGCAGAAAACGTAAAAAGCTTTTTAGCAGGAGAAAGCAAACTTGTTAAATCAGACTTTTCGATTCAATGTAACAAAACAAGAAAGTTTTGGTCAGAACCAGAACCAGCTACACTTGAATCATTTTTTTAATTTACTTTTTAGTGAAAATAGTATATAATATAATATATGCCAAAATAGGAGAACTGCATGTCGATAATGGATAAACTCAAGAAGAACTCAAAGCTAAGTCATACCGAAGTTCTTTCAGAGTCTAAATTTTTTACAGAAAAAGATATGGTAACAACTGACGTACCTATGTTAAATGTTGCTCTATCTGGTTCTGTAGAAGGTGGCTTAGCACCAGGACTTACTGTATTAGCAGGTCCTTCAAAACATTTTAAAACTTCATTTGCGTTAATGATTGCTTCAGCTTATTTAAAAAAATATCCTGAAGCTGTAATGTTATTTTATGATTCCGAGTTTGGTTCACCACAGTCATACTTTAAACAATTTGATATTGATACATCAAGAGTTTTACATACACCAATTACAAATGTAGAAGAACTAAAGTTTGATATGATCGGTCAACTCGAAGCCTTGGATAGAAAAGACAAAGTAATTGTAGTAATTGATTCAGTTGGTAACCTTGCATCTAAAAAAGAAATGGAAGATGCTATCAATGAAAAATCAGTAGCCGATATGTCAAGGGCAAAAGCTCTTAAAGGTTTATTTCGTATGACAACACCATATCTTGCTATGAAAGATATTCCTCTCTTAGCAGTTAACCATACATATCAAGAGATTGGATTATTTCCAAAGGCTGTGGTTTCTGGTGGTACAGGAATATATTATTCCGCAGATAATATATGGATTATTGGTCGTCAGCAAGATAAAAAAGGAACTGAAATCAAAGGCTATCACTTTATCATTAACGTTGAAAAATCTCGATTTGTTAAAGAGAAATCTAAAATACCAATCTCAGTTACATGGGAAGGTGGCGTATCTAAATTCTCTGGATTATTAGATGTCGCTCTTGCAGGTGGTCATGTTACTAAACCATCAAATGGTTGGTATCAAAGAAAAGGAGAAGAAAGCAAAGTAAGAGAAGCTGGAACTCTTGAAGAAAGCTTTTGGGAACCAATATTTGCAGATACGGACTTTAAAGATTTTATCAAGAAACAATACTCAATAGGACATACTGCTCCCGTTGAAATGGAAGAGATTGTAGATGAACTCTCAGCTTAAAGAAAACGTTGACTACGAATTTATAGCAGTCGGTGGGGAAGAAAGCTCTTGGAGAGTTAGATTCCTCACAGGTCCATATCCTGAAACAATTATATCATTTGGAAAAGTAACAGCTTTCGAAAATGAACATAGTGATGATGCAACTCTTAAGTTTGATTTTGATATACACTATAGTCCAGACGAAATGCTTACTGATAAAGATGCAGGTCTTCAAGATGCTGCAGGTAATGTATTAGTCGCTATACTTGAGAGTTCAATAATAGGAAAAGAAATTTTTACAACATCGAGCGAGGATAAATGAATACAAATATAGAACAAGTAGTTCTAAAGAATATTCTCACGAATGAGAAATATATGCGAAAGGTTCTACCTTTTGTGAAACCAGATTACTTTGAAGGGACATATAAGATTCTCTTCAAAGAAGCAGGTAAGTTTGTTGGAAAGTATAATAAACTTCCGACGGCTGAAGCCTTCAAGATTGAGATTGATAATGCTGATTCTTTTAACGAAGAGCAATACAGACATGCAGTCGAGATTATTCCTAACCTTTTCGAAGAAGAAAAAGCCGATGAAACTTGGCTCTATGATAGTACTGAAAAGTGGTGTCAAGATAGAGCATTATATAATGCAGTCATGGAATCAATCTCAATCATTGATGGTAAACATGGAACTCTAACTAAGAATGCTCTACCAGAAATATTAACAAAAGCTTTAGGAGTTTCTTTCGACACAAACGTTGGTCATGACTATATTGAAAATGCAGATGAACGATATGAGTTTTATCATAGAGATGAAGAACGTATTCCTTTTGATCTAGAATATTTTAATCTTATAACAAAAGGTGGTCTTCCTAACAAAACTCTGAATATCTGTCTTGCAGGTACAGGCGTCGGTAAGTCTTTGTTTATGTGTCACTGTGCAGCATCAGCAATGAGTCAAGGTCGTAATGTTCTTTATATTACAATGGAAATGGCTGAAGAACGTATTGCTGAAAGAATAGATGCCAACTTACTTGACTGTCCTATTGATCAACTACCAAACTTATCAAAAGAAATGTTTGCTGATAGAGTCTATAAATTATCTACAAGGACAAGTGGTAAATTAATAATAAAAGAATATCCTACTGGCCAAGCAAGTACTTCACACTTTAGAGCATTACTAAATGAATTAAAACTTAAGAAGTCTTTTGAACCAGAAATGATCTTTATAGATTATTTAAACATATGTGCTTCATCTAGAATGAAAGGAATGGGCGGTGCAATCAATTCATACAACTACATTAAAGCAATTGCTGAAGAGATACGTGGCCTTGCGGTCGAGTTCGACGTACCGATCGTATCTGCAACGCAAACGACTCGTTCAGGTTATAGTAACTCGGACATTGGGTTGGAAGATACGTCCGAGTCTTTTGGATTACCCGCAACTGCCGATCTAATGTTTGCTATTATATCTACTGAAGAGTTAGAAGGTATGGGTCAACTCGCTGTCAAACAGTTGAAGAACAGATATAATGATCCAACTTACAAGAAAAGATTCGTTATCGGTGTTGATAGATCTAAAATGAGATTATATGATGTTAATGAATCCGAACAAACATTAATTGATGATACACCTGTATTTGATAAGACTCCGACTGGCAAAGCAATAATAGATGAAAAAGCATTTGAAGATTTTAAACTTTGAGGAGAAAGAAAATGATAAGTGATGTAACTAGATTTCAGGTATTAATGGAAGAAATAGCAATATTGAAGACAAAAATTCAACCACATGATACTGGTCACATTCATACGACTATAAGTACATTAGAGGACAGAGTAGAAGAGTTAAAAGAAGAAATGGAAACAAAACTTGGATATGATAAACAATTTAAAGTTGATCAATGGAAGGCCAGTAGAATAGCAGATGCTTATGCTGGACGTGATTAATGGCTAATAACTATGGAATGCTTACAGTCTTAGGACTAAAAAGACCACCGAAAGATGAAGAAGAGGTAGATACTAGAGTTAATATACACACTCTATATAAACATCGATGGGTGTGGTATCACTTAATTCTTTGTATTCAAATGATTTTAACAAATATACTTTTGGTTGGAATACTAATTGTATTAGCAGTAAAACTATAAGGAAGATAAATGCCTGGACAAAATTTTATAAATCCACCTAATCCACGCGGTGTAGAAAGATATACTTTAGATGGTAAGATACCAATAGATCAACAAAAAGCAGGGATTGCTAAAACAATTGGTCTGTTATGGTTAATAGAAAGTCCATTAGCACCATTTCTTTGGTTTATTGTTGCTATGTCTGTAATTTTTTATATAGAAGGATTTTAAATGTTAGATGACGATCAATTTAAAGAAGTATACAATCGGCTTATGGAAACTGTAAATAACATATTAGAAGAGTTTGAGGACGCAGACGAAAACATTCATTTAGTTGCGGCAGGTGTGCTCACCACGATGGGACTAAGTATGTATAAAACAATCATGTCAGAAAAAGACTTTGATAAGATGGTTAGTATGATGCATGATATGAAAGATGAAATAAGGCGTATGGAACCACCTGATGATATAATGGACTCGGAGACATTTCATTGAGAGTTAGCATAGTAGGATATACACAACCAAACGAGGAGTTCGAATATGATTTCACCGATACCCAAGACTTCATTGCATTCTGTGCGCGTGTCTCAAACCCAGCAAACCAGAACAACAAAGAAACTAGCGAAAAGCTCATCAAATACCTCATCAAACATAAACATTGGAGTCCCTTCGAAATGGCGTCAGCAACGCTCGAAGTTGAAACAACAAGAGACATCGCGAGACAACTCCTCCGTCATAGAAGCTTTAGCTTTCAAGAGTTTAGTCAGCGCTACGCTGATCCTAATAGTCTTGGTGATATTTTCGTATTAAGAGAAGCCAGACTACAAGACGAAAAGAATCGACAAAATAGCATTGATGTAGAAGATCCTTTGTTAGAAGGTAAATGGGTTTCATTACAAAAAAGAGTATGGGAAGAAGCTATGATTGCTTATAACTTTGCTATCAAGAATGGTATCGCAAAAGAGCAGGCAAGATGTGTTCTTCCAGAAGGAAACACTCTTTCAAGACTATACGTAAATGGAACAATACGTTCTTGGATTCATTACATAGAACTTAGATCAGCACATGGAACACAAAAAGAACATATTGAAGTGGCCAAAGCATGTGCAGAAGTTATATCTAAAATCTTTCCAATAATAGGTAAAGTGTAACATTTTTATCACACCTCACAAAATAGTTAAATTAACTATGTACATTCCTAGAAATCTGTATATTATTAAATATAGGTAAAGGAAGAGGGCAGTATAATGATAAAAAATATAATAGCAGCAGTTTTAATTAATGCATTAGCATTTGGTGGGATAATACATCATGCACATGCAGAATTTCATGAGCTAGAAAAAAGAAAAAGTTTAGAATGTTTAGCTATGAATATATACTTTGAAACTAGAGCATCATCATTAGCAGATGCTATGGCAGTTTCAGATGTAGTTATGAATAGAGTTTATAGTAGACATTTTCCAAATAATATTTGCGACGTAATATATCAAGCAGAAAGATATGAAAATGGAGAACCAAAAAGAAATCAA